CGAGCCACTTTTGCAGATACGGCATAACCTTATCGGAGACCGGCACGATTCTGTTTTTGCCCGCTTCGGTCTTTTCGCCGCCGGTCAAGGTGTGGTTTTCGGCGTCCCAGCTAAAGCGTGTGAGCGCCAGAAACTCGTTGATTCGCCATCCGGTATAGCACATAATCACTATCAGATCGGCATACATAAAGCCCCTTTCCGCCGCCTCTTCGAGCTTGTGCAGTTCGAGATCGGAAAAAGGCGTCTTTTCCTTTTCTTCCATTTTCGGCAGCGTGGTAAAAGAAGCGTAGTTTTTTGATATGACATCCGTCTGCACGGCGTAGTCGCATAGCATACCGGCAAAAACTTTTGTTTTCTGCACCGAGGACACGGAAAGCCCGTCCTCATACGCCTTGGTTATCACAGCCTGATAATGAGCTGTCCGCAGGTCTTTTACTTTGTAGTCGCCCAAAACGGAAAGGCGGTTTTTCCATGCGCCGAGATAGGTGTCGCGGGCTTGCTTGGATAAATTCTGGAAACGCTGAAGCTTGACAAACTCTTCGTATAGCTGCCGGAATGTCATTTCTTCGGCAGGAGCCGGAACAAGAGCGGTCGGCGATTCGTTCCACGCCCCGAGGGCGGTCATTGCTTCGGCGCGCGTGGCGTAGTAGCCGATGACCGTTCTTTTTTTTGATATGCTGTCGGCGACGAAGTGCGCCGGGGTCAACGCGATCCACGGTTTGCGCCGTTTGCCGCCGAGTTTGTATACTGACCCGTATCCGTTCGGATTTTTCATAAAAAATACCGCTCCTTTGCTTGTACTTTCCCGGAGCGGGTGATATAATATATATATCAACTCACTCTGTCGTAGGTGTGGTTTGATGCACTGCCCGTTCCTGTTCCCGCAGGAGCGGGCTTTTTTTATTATCTTTTGAATTTTATGTTGAAATGGAATCCCCAAGTCAAAGGTTTGCGGTCATAGGTGTAATCGTCATCGTCATCATCGTAGTTGTCGTCATAATCGTCATCATAGTCGTTGTAATCATCATCATTGTCATCGTCATCGTCGTAGTCATCGTCAAAAAAGTCATCTTTTGGAGTGTCGCCGCCGACGATTTCTGCACCGCAAAGCGTTACGCAGCGATCCTTGTTTTCTTCCATATATTTGGCATCGGCTCTTGACAGATTCCCGAGCTGATAGCCGTCCGCAAGGACTTTAAAAGCGGGTTCGCCGCGATATTCATATTCTTCAAGCGCGAGCTCGATTTCCTTGTTTGTAAACGGAGGCTCGTGGTAATACAGTTTGCGGATCAGCTCCTGTCGGCTGGTGCCGTCGTCGTTGTTAAAGGTCACGCCGACGGTCTTTACACGATAAAATTCATATGTTTCCACCGGCTTGATCGGCTCTGCGGACGGAAGCGGTGTCGTGTCTATATTTGCCATTTTCAACTCGGAGTCCGGCACAGCTCTGTCGGGAATGTCGACGGAATCAACTGCGGCGTCCCTTTTCTTTTTTGCGTGTCGCAGAATCAGAAATACACAGACGGCAACAGCCACGAGGCCGACCACGATAAGCACCGTAAAAAGAGCCGGGTGGGCGCTTTCCTTGATTTTTTCGATAAGTGCCATTATGCCGCCGAGTATAAACATGACCGCGATAATCAACACCCAGTTTGCTTTTTTCTTACCTTTTGCCATTTTTAACATCTCCTTAGCTTATTTCTCTGACGAGCAATCTCGGCACGCCGAGAATGTGATATGTTTCCATGTCCGCGCCTTTCAACTCTTTCGGCTGATATTCGGGATTTACGGGACTTAGCTTTACCATATCGTCAAAAACATCAACGCGCTTGAGCGTGGCGCACTCGCCGTCATATATGACTGCGCCGACATCGCCGTTCTTCTCGATGTAGTTCTGCTTCAAAATAAGAACTTTATCCTTTTCGTGGTAGAGCGGGTACATCGAGTTTCCGTGGACTTCCAATACAAAAAAGTCATTTTTGTTGCGTCCTTTTAGGTATTTCTTCGGGATATCTATAACGCCGCCGCTCCAATCTTCGATTGCGACTTCCTCATATCCTGCGGCGATAGAGCCAAGGACGGGAAATGTCACGACATCATCGGTAATGTTCGGCGCGTGAAGATTCTTTAGGCGGTTGCCCTCATAAATTGCAGTCGGCTCATTAACCCTGCCGGTCATATAGTCGATTGATACGCCAAGCCGATCACAAAAGTCATTAATAAATTCAGACTTAGGTTCTCGTTTGCCTTTTTCATAATTGATATATGTTGTATACGGGATGCCAAGAAATTTTGCAAAATCTTTCATGCTGCTAAAGCCTTTTGCCAATCTCACGTCTTTAAATCTATACATTATAACCACCTCTGTCAATATATTACCCGTTTTGGGTAATAAAGTCAATACAATAAAACGGACAGTTGCCAATTTGGGTATTGTGTATAAAAAATCAATACTCATTTTGTGCATTTTTTACGCTTGCAAAATACTCAAAGTGAGTATATAATAGAGGCAACAAAACCCAAAACGGGTATTTTAAATCAAGGAGCGAAAAATATGGCGAAAATACTTAAATATCCGAATATTGAAGCGGAAAGGGCAAGAGCGGGTTTGACGCAGGATGAACTTTGCGCGCAGTTGCACATAGCGAGAAAAACTTACTACAACTGGGTTGTTCGCGGGAAAATACCAATCAATCAGATTGCGCGACTCGCAAATATTTTAGACGTGTCAGCAGACTATTTAATCGGCACGGCTGCAGCGGCAAAACGGCAGGAAACAAACCACGGTACGGACACAACTGGAATTGTGGCGCGCCGCGACGAAGCTTGAGAAAAGGAGCGGAAACAGCATGCGCAAACCTACGACAGAGGAGATCCTCGCCATCGACGGCAGCGTGCCGGTCGAAATAGCGGCGCGGTACCTTGGCCAGTCGAAAGACTTTATTTACTGCGCGATGCAGAAACAGGTCTTGCCGATTGGCACAGCGTACCTGCGCGAAAAAGAGTGGTGTTATGACATCAGACCACAGGCACTGGTTGAATACAACGAGCACGGTGGAGTGAAGCGCTACATGGCGTTGGAGGACCACCTGAGAAAAGTAATCAGTTGCACGGTTGAGAAACTGTGTTCTTGAAAAGAAAAAGAAAGGAAGAAAAGAAAATGATTGAAAGTTTAAAAAAGACCCACGCGGACTTACACCGCGCATACAGAATGCGAGATGTCAAAAAGTCGGCAAAGGTGGCTGAAAGGCTGAGCATAATGCTCGCGCAAGAGATTGTCAGCGCGTTTGGCACTGTGACAGTGCTGGATATCCCGACGATTTTGGCGGCTTGCGAACTGGCGACATCTTTTACCTTGGACACTGCCAATGATGCAGGACTTACCGACGAGATGGTGCAAGAAGCAGCTGATGACCTTGTTAACAACGCAAATGCGCACACCGAAAGAATAACGGTCACACTGCCCGTCCGCAAGGAGGTCGACAGCGATGACTAAAGACTTGCTTATCGTCGGCGCGGTCGTCGCACTGATGGCAATTATGGTTCTCGCGGCTCTGCCGGAGATAACGAGCGCGATGCCGGAGGTCTATTATGTCGAGCCGACCGAGCCGGAGACGGCGGTGGAGGCAAAGGCGGAAACGGTTTTGCAGTCAACTGCAAGCGTCAGATATGCCCTGACCGCCGCCGAGCGCAACGAAATCGAGCGGGTAGTCATGGCAGAGGCGGGAGCCGAGCCGTACATAGGTCAGATGGCTGTTGCGCAGTGCATCCTAAACGCCTGCGAGCAGGAAAACGCGCGCCCCGCCGAGATCGTCAAACGATACGGCTACACCGACAAGCGCCCCGAGCCGAGCTACAAAGTCAAGAGCGCGGTCTCCGATGTCTTTGACGACGGCGATGTGGCGACGGATGCCGAGATACTGTATTTCTACGCGCCGGAGCTGTGCCAAAGCATATGGCACGAGTCGCAGACCTATGTCTGCACCATCGGCGGACATAGATTTTTTGAGGAGGCGGAGCAATGAGAGCGCTTTTGATAGTGTTAATTGTGTTTTTATCATTAAATGCACTACTTGATCTTATCTTGGCTATATACTCGCTGATAACCGATGATAGCGATGGATCTTGGTGCGCACCGAGCTTTTTAGCATCCGTCGCCTTGATTATTGTACTCACACAGCAGCTTTAAGAAAGGACGAAGAGTTATGAATGATATTAATGTGGTAAAAGAAAGAGTAATTGAGGAATTAAAAAAGCAGGGCATAGATGTGTACTTCATCGACTTCTATGTAGATGACGGCAAGCCGTATTTTGTCTATACCTTTGATGAGTCGATGATAGGAGAAGCCACAGAGTATTATAAAAAAAATAATCAGATAGTTGAAGGCGCGTTTGACGATTGGTCTTTTTTTGAAGCAGATGACCTTGACGACTGGCTCGTCGCGGACATATGTGACACAATCAAAACAAGAAGGCAAAAAACAAGGATCCGAAAGGTCAAAACCGAAAAAAACCTTATAGATGCACTCCGCAAATTGGCGGTACATACCGGCTCTCTCGTCTGCCTCGGCTGCGGATATGAGCATAATTGTGATATCCACGGCTGCGCGATTGTCCGCGCCGCGAGGGAACAGCTTGAAAAGCTGACTGCATTGCCGTGGATAAGCGTCAACGACAGGCTGCCCGAAGACGAGCAGGGCGTATTAGTTATCGCGAGCGGCAGACCGCGAGAGCATTTAGAGTTGGATAGTGCCCATGAACTTGCAACATTTTACGCCGGTGAGGGTTGGTACTTTGATGCCTATCCAGAGTGGGAAGATCCACAGGTGACCTACTGGATGCCGTTGCCCGGACGACCGGAAGATTGCCATGACTAACGAAGAAGTCAAGCAGGCGCTTGTCACCGGCAAGCCGGTCATATACTTTATACCGCTTGTCGGCGATGTCAGATACGACAGAGTGTCGGCGGTCATATACCGCATAATCAACGGTGAGCTCGCAGTCACCGCCGAGCTTGAGGACAGAAAAGGCAGGTCAACGGCAACGGTCCGCATCGACCGCCTGCGCTTTGAGAACAAGGAGGACAAAGAAAATGATACTGAAATTTGCAATCCAGACGGTGTTTGAGATCGTCGTCGTCGTACTTATCATCTATGGCTTTATCCACGAGGACAAGCTTATCGCCTTTGAGGACAGAGTCAGAGCCAAAATCAAGGCGAAGAGGAGCGGGCACAATGCAGTCATCGGGAAAGACCGCTGACGCGCCGGGGAGCGGGCGAAAGTGGCGCAGGAAAAAGGTCTGCGAAAGCTGCTACTGGCTGCGGAAAATTGACTGTGTGGGCGACGGCTGGGACGGGAAGTGCTGCACCTACACCTACAACACCGACCGATTCCGCGAGATCCCCGCGACGGATGATTACTGTGCCTATTATTTTAAAAAGAAGAGGAGGCGACAGTGCTTTGAGCTGTAGCAAGGTCGTTACAAGAGTCGAGATAAGCGGCGCGAAGCCGGTGACACTGCTGTTTTGTCCGGGCTGTGAGGACGAGTATATCGTGCGGTACACGGACGGCGGAAAAGAAACCGAGTGGAGCTTCCGCGACGGTCGCGAGGCACTGAATAAATACCTTGAGCGAATCGAGCGGGATTTGTGGCCGAGGCTCGACAAATATGAAAAAGGACGCCCTGCGGTAACAGGACGCCCAAAGGATGTTGAAACAACACCAAACACCGTCAATAGTATAACACCGCCGCCGGAAAATGTCAACGGGGGCGCGATATGAAAATACGATCTTACAGATGCCCGAAATGCGGGCGTGAATATAATTTTGCCGACGGCAACAAAACAAGACTCTGCCGCGTCTGCGGGTGCGAACTGGACAGCCTGACTGTCTACTCGACGGACGGAGGGAGCACCGAAAAAGATCAGGCAAGCGCGACCCGCCGCGAAAACCGCGAAGCGGAGGAACAGGAGGCGCTTTTTGTGTGGGCGGAATACCAGTCCGCCGCACACCCGGAGCTGAAGCTTTTATACCACATACCGAATGAGGGCAAGCGCAGCGTGGCTTACGGCGCAGCGCTCCGGCGGCAGGGAATGAAAAAGGGCGTGCCCGACCTCTGCCTGCCGGTCGCCCGGGGGAAATACCACGGCTTATATATCGAAATGAAAGCCGGACGAAACAAGCCAACGGTAGACCAGCAGTGGTGGCTTGAGGCGCTTGAAAGGCAAGGCTTCCGCGCCGTCTGGTGCTCCGGGTGGGAGCGGGCAAAAGAAGAAATATCGGAATATTTGAAATTATGATGTAATTTTTCGAGGTCTAACTCGACAGAGGTGTTGCCGAAAAATAGAATGCAATTTTCAGCGAGCTAATTTACCGCGCGACGGTTTGAAATTAGTATGCAATTTTCGGCGAGCTAACTCGACAGAGGTGTTGCCGGAAAATAGGACGCAATTTTTTGCGAGCTAATTTACTGCGCGACGGTCTGAAATTAGTATGCAATTTTCGGCGAGCTAACTCGACAGAGGTGTTGCCGGAAATTAGGACGCAATTTTTCGCGAGCTAATTTTCAGCGCGGCAATCTGAAATTAGTATGCAATTTTCAGCGAGCTAACTCGACAGAGGTGTTGCTGAAAAATAGGACGCAATTTTTTGCGAGCTAATTTTCAGCGCGGCAATCTGAAATTAGTATGCAACTTTCGGCGAGCTAACTCGACAGAGGTGTTGCTGAAAAATAGGACGCAATTTTTTGCGAGCTAATTTTCAGCGCGGCAATCTGAAATTAGTATGCAACTTTCGGCGAGCTAACTCGACAGAGGTGTTGCCGAAAATTAGGACGCAATTTTTCGCGAGCTAACTCGACATCAACACGATTTAAAGGAGAAATAAAAAAATGACAGAACTGATGAAAAAGGCAATAGCCAAAATCGACGCCGAGAGCGAAAAGGGCGGCTCGAATCAAAAGCGGATTGCGCAGTACATAATTGACGACCTTATCACCGACGATATCAGCGCGGAAAAGATTAAGGTCATAGTAAAAGACCCGGGAAAACCTGCAAGAGTGGTGTGGATATCAAACACGCTGGAGAACCTACAGAGAACGGTTGGCGGTTATATCGAAACCGTCACGATATCGACGGACGTCGTCATTATCTGCAACGAAGAAGGCAAACTGTTAGGACTGCCGCACAACTGCAGATTTTGCGGCTGCGATTTTGTCGGAACATTCATCATTGTCGGCATAGACAAAGACGAATTTTGCAGCCTGTCAGACGAGGTTATTAAATTGCTGAAACCGGGTATAAAGGAGAAAAAATCATGATAACTAACATCGATGTAACGAAACTTAAAGAACACCCGGACAACCCGAGGAAAAATATCGGCGATGTCACCGAGCTGGCGGAATCCATCAAAGCGCGCGGTATCCTGCAGAACCTGACGGTCGTTCCGGCCGAAAACGGCATGTATACCGTTATCATCGGGCACAGACGACTCGCAGCCGCAAAGCAGGCGGGACTGACTGAGGTTCCCTGTGCCGTGATCGAAATGGACTATAAAACGCAGCTGTCTACCATGCTTTTGGAAAATATGCAGCGGTCAGATCTGACAGTCTATGAACAAGCGCAAGGTATGCAGATGATGTTTAACCTCGGCGTGCCGGTTGCCGAGATTGTCGAAAAGACCGGCTTCGCCGAAACGACTGTGCGCAAGCGCCTGAAGATAGCTACTTTGCCTACAGAGCAGATGCAGCAGGCGGTGGAGCGCGGCGGAACGCTCGAGAACTATGTGCAGATAGCGGACATAAAAGACGAAAAAGAGCGCCGCGAGCTGCTGAAAGTTGTCGGAACACGCGAGTTTGAGTTCAGCCTTACTCGCGCGAAGAGGCGGCAGATTGAAGCCGAGAAAACGCCACTTGTCAAAGCTGAGCTAAAGGCAATCGGCGCAAAAGCCGTAAAAAACCAAATTTACAGCTCCGCCTATGACTGGATTGAACGGTGTGAGATTGCAGACTGGAAAGAAGGAACTTTTAAAAAGCCCAAAAACAAAGAGGAACTTTTTTGGGAAATATCCTATGGCACGGTGTACCTTATGCGGAAGAAAGCCAAAGCATCAAAAAAGAAAGAAGAAAAATCGGAATGCGAGCTGCGTATAGACAGCGCCAACCGCGAATTAATGCGCCTGACAAAAACGGCGTATGAGTGCCGCGTAAACTTTGTCAAGAACTTTACTGCAGTCGAAAAACATAAAGAAACAATCATCAAGTGGCTTGTGATGTTTGCGGGTTGCGAGATAACGGACTATTGTACATATGACAGAGCATATATCAATTCCGAGATCGGAGCAGACGAAAAAGAGCATTATGTGGATGCGCCGAAATGGCGGCAGTTTATCGCCGAGGACAAGCGTGCGTCGATAGTTGTTGCGTATGCGCTTGCCGGAGACAATGAGAATAATGGCTACTATACCGCCGGATGGTATGCATCAAACAACGCTAAATCAGCACCTAAATACAGAGGGGACCAAAGCCTTGACAGAATTTATGAGTTCCTTTGCGAGTTGGGCTATGAGATGTCTGAGACGGAGCTTCAGCTTCAGAGCGGCGAGCATGAACTGCTGAAAGGAGAATGAGTATGGATTGCAGTAAAACGATAGATTTTTTTGTTGAAACGCATAGGCTCTGCGCCTCGCGCAGGGATTGCAAGCTTGGCATAATCGATAGATGTCCTTTGTATGAGTTTTGTGAAAAAGGGGTTCCAACCCTTTCGCGAAAGGATATTGAATATGCGATTGAAAATTTACATAAATGGAGCAGAGAGAACCCGCGAAAAACCTATGCGCAAGACTTTTTCGAGAAGTTCCCGGAAGCAAAGCCGGATAAAGAAGGTGTGCCGAGGATGTGCCGCGTCAACTGCTACGGCGGGAGTTGCCAGTACTCCGCTGTAGCCGGAGCGGGTCCGGCGCCGTGTAAAGCTTGCTGGAACGAGGAAATGGAGGCGGCGGACGATGAATAAAAAGAAAGCCGGAATCCTGATGTGCACACATTTTAACTGCGATCACCGTCGCGGGAATTACTGCTGTTTCCAGTGTCAGAAAATCGGCACTTGTAAAAATCCTTGTTATAACAGCCCGCTGAAATGCGGACTGGCAAAGGAGGTTGAAAACTGTGAAAACCCTGACGCTTGAACAGCTTATAGAAGCGGCGGAGATTTGCGGATCCGGCAAAGAGGGCGCATGCCAGGTCTGCCCGGCGTATAACGACGGCGAAGTCGTGTCGAGCGCGTGCATCGAGAGCGTTATGGCGCAAGCCGCCGCCGCGCTGAAAGAATACGCCTGCAACGGAGGTGCTTACGATGCTTGATTTAAAGCCGTGCCCGCAGTGCGGCGAAGTGCCCGAAATCGGATATGCTTGCGGCGAATATTTTATTTTACCAATATCAAGAGCAGTGGGAGCTTGCGTGTGCAGTTCTTTCGCCGAAATGCACTCAACCAAAGAACAAGAAATCAAAGCATGGAATAGGAGGGTTGAAAATGGCTAATGCAGACAGATGTGTTTGTTGCGGAGAGATAGTCCCCGAGGGGCGCGGATCCGCACAAGGCAGAAGATGACAGCTTTTCAAATGTTGAGCTTCAGCTCTTCGGGAGCTATGACAAAGAAAACCCGTGAACAGAAATAACAGTAAAGGAGATTTAAAAATGGATTGCAGCAAAACAATAAACTTTTTACACGAACTCAAAAGACTTTGTGGCTCACGTGATGAGTGCGTGGCTAATGCGGCTAATAAAGAGGACTGCCCGATGTTTGGGCTTTGCAAGCTCACGTATTCAAAAATCCGTGATAAGGATATTAAAACGGCAATCGAAACTGTGCAAAAATGGAGCGACGAACAGCCGAAGAAAACATACGCGCAGGACTTCTTTGAGAAGTTCCCGAAAGCGCGGAGCAACTCAGATGGAACCCCGTTTGTATGCAGAGAAAGAATTTACGGCGGAGAGTGTCCAGTGTTAGAATGCGATGAATGTTGGAACAAGGAATGTTGGAACGAACCGATGGAGGAATAACAATGGATAACGAACCCTTTTACCTCGAAAAACGGAGGTGCTTACGATGTTTGAGTTTGAGTCGCAAAGAGAGCCATTGAGAAGGTGCCCGTTTTGCGGAGCACCGGCAAAATATGTGGCGACAGCGTCCACCGAAAGGGGCGCGATTAGAGGCTGGGTGTTCTGCATCAAATGTCAAGAATGTGGAGCTTCCATTCCGAAAAAATATAAATTTGAACTTCAAATCAATTCCGACGGTGGGCTTTTGGTGGGCGTCGACGAGCGCGATGAGGCAAAAAAGGACTGGAACGTGCGGGCGGATGACATCGATTTAATAAAGCAGAAAGGAACTTTTTATGAAAATCAAAAAAATTATAAGTCTGTGCAAGGCGAATAAGCACATATCGCTGTACGATATGACAACGCAGATGCTCGGCGACGGCCTCGCCGCCTACTATCTTAACGACTGCCCGGTGTTTTCAATCGACTCGCTTATGACATCTTTCGATATCACACCGACGCAGGCGGACAAAATCGTGCAGCGATACACCGCCGAGCCGCCGGAAGCGTTTTTGAAGATGGTCAAAGACGAATTTGACGGAGAAGAGCGCTGCGATCCTCTGCCGATATCTCTGCGGATAGGCTCTTACGACTATATACCATATAAGACTTCGGCCGGAATAGAGTTTGTCGAGTCAAAATATCTCGAGCCGCTTGATGTGGACGAGTTCGAGCTGTACTACCGTCAGACCGCGGCCGGCGCGTTCTTTGCGGCGAAAGCCGGATTCTTTGTGATGGCGATTATCCCAATCAGCACAACGCGGGTGCTGACGGAGAACACTGTCGGATATCTCGACGAGCTTTCGTCGATGAGTTCGATAAAATACGAAAATTTGAAATGAGGATGTGAAAAGCGGTGCGAGTCAAGAAACGAATATTTTCCGGCGCGGTTTGCGAGCAGGAAGTCTACACGGTTTCTGACCGCACCGCCAATGTCGCAAAAGCGCAGTACAAGCCGGTGCTCCGCACGGACGAGGAGCGCGAGCGCCACAATCTGATGATAGCAAGGCGGAAGCACGCGCGAGTTTTCAACGAGAATTTCTCGCCGACTTCCCTTTATTCCACTCTTACCTTTGACAATGACCACGAAGTACACGACTGGGGCGAGGCG